AATACTGCGGGTAACTTCCCCATGCTCATTTGTTTCTTGTTGCATATAATAAATACCGCCATTTTTACCATATACATAAGGTGAAAGTTCTTCGGGTAAAGATTTTAACATAGATACTACCGTGCCTGTTTTAGCGTCGAACTGATGTACAACAGGATTATCTGATGCTGGAGTTATATTAAATACTTTACCTAATGCTAACGGGTTTGTAATCTTACCTCGATGTGGACAGCCTTCGCAGCCACCAGGATTGACTGAGTTAAATGTCTCACATGAATGAGGCATGTTCTGTGTAGCCTGAGCTTTTCTTTCTGCTGCATTCTTATCATAACCCGGATGACCTTCTGATATTGCTCGAATAGCGTCTTCTCTATCATTACAATGTTGGGCTATGGATAGTCCTGAATACCAAATAGGCTCTGTTAAAGTTGCTACATTTTCTAAAATATATTTAAGCTGATTACATCCTTTACCATCTAAGCTATCTATAGCAATCTTCTGAAAGCTAGACTCGAAGTTATCAAGCTTAAGCATTTTCTTTTGGTCTTCTGATAAACCCTTAGGTACAGATTGTAATATAGACTCTAGTGACTGAGTAATTTCACCTAAGAAATCTTTAAACTCATCAAAGGTATACACAGGTAATTCATCATGTCTATAGATAAAGGTTCTACTTGGAGGATCTGATTTATGATTGAACGTATCAGGACTACGTAGAATACGAGCAGCGTCTGCTGTTACTACAGGATCAATCTTTAAGCCGTGGCTAATACAATAATCTTTAAACTTTTCTGCGTAAGGTTTCCATTCAGTTGTATCGATGTCCCGATCAAAGAACCAGTACGCATGGATACCCCCGCCTGAATCTACTATTACAGGATCAGGTAATTCTGATTCCAATACAAATTTATCTAAATCATCTAATGCTTCTTTTTTAGAATGGTAATCTTTAGTTTCGCCTACATCTAAATCTATAAAAAAAGATCTTGCATATATGGCTTCATCTGCTTTACGACTATAGCCCTTGAACGAACTCATGGCTACAAATATATTTGTTTTATCGTCTCTTTTTGTTTCAATTGTTTCCGCTAAATCATCAATGGACTCTACAAATTTGTGTCTAGTCCTCTTGGTTATTGGGTCTATGTCTGCTATACAATAAACCCCTTTAGTAGGCAATGCTTTCGTATAAAATTCTCTTATCATTTTGCTTTCCTAAATTTTTAGTCAAAATTATCCCGCTGCATCAATATGCATTTTTTTGATCTCTTTCGGGATACTGTTATTGTACTACTTTTTTCTCTAATTCTTTAATCAGTATCTTTACGCTTTCCATATTTCTACTGCGTATAGCTCCGCCTCTAAACCATGTATAAACTGTTAGCCTAGAAACATTACACCTTTCGGCAACTTGAATAGGGGGTATATCTGCCTTAACACACAACTTAGCTAATTTAACCCCTATCAAATTGTTATTAAACTTGTTTAATTCAAGCCTAAATTTCTCACTATACATTATTGCCATTACGTTTTAGTTGACCACTTCTTTACAATGTCATTAACACTGCTTACAGGTTTAGGCTGAGCTTGTGTTGTTTCTCTCAATACTGGTTCTGTTGAGTCAACATCACTCTTTTGTGCTTCAGTAGGTTCTACTGGAGCCGGTGTTGCTTGAGCTTGTTGAGGAGCTTCGCTTTCTTCTGTAGGTTGGAAAATGGTTAACTTAACTGCTTGTTCAGCAGCTTGACTTTTTGCTTGTCTTGCGACTACATCCATATCACCTGGATCAACTGCGGCAGCGGGAGAGAATAATACTTTAGGTGTAGGAGACTTAGTATCAAACTGCATCTTAGTTACGACGCGGCTAGCACTTACATTATTACTTGCTAACATTTGTACATAAGGTCTGAATCCCCACTTACCACTATCTTCTTTTTGCCAACATGATGTTGAAGGTAATACGAGCTGCATAACATCGCCTGCAGGATCATTAGGTAGTACAACAGCTAGACGCCATGAGAGGCGGCATGATGAACCCGCGCCACTTTTAACGCTTTGTGGGCATGCATCACATGATTTTGCTTGCGGTGTTTTTACATCAGCATCAGGTACTCGAGAGTCGCTAGACCAACATGACGGACTAACTTTCTCATTCTCTTTATATGATGTTGCATAAAATGTTCTAGATGCGGCATGAGCCATCTTAACGATGATTACATTCATATGACGGTCTTCAATGGCACTAACTTCTTTACCACCGACTATCTTACGAAATACTCCACCACGAATTGATATACGCTTAGTCGCATTACCCAGTGCACCACCGGCAACGGCTAAGGTATCCTCGTCTAGCCCTGTCTGAATTAGGCTAGGACTGTTCTGTAATATTACTGATAATTCTGTACTCATAACTGTATCTCCACTAAATTAAGACTTGGTTGGTTTGCGTACTACAATGCCAAACTCTCGCATTGTGCTGATGCCGGGTGGCAGTCCTTCGTCTTCCTTACCAGTAAAAAACTCTTTACAATTACTTTGGTGTAAGCGTTGTTGAAGTAACTCGATTGCGTTATTCTCGATAACGTACTGCTTAAAGTTATTCCAATCGCTACATACAAAGTTCTCTTTAAGAGATTTAATGATAGTGCCATTCCCCGTACGTATACTATCAGCATTTATATCATTGCAGGCACCTAACATCACCTGTTCTAACTGAAACATGTCCGCTTTTAACTGAGCGTCCTTAGCTTCGTATTCCCTTGCTATATTATCCCTTTCTGCCCTTATAGTCAAATAAGTTTGTACTAATTCATCTAACTGTATATTCTCACTCATTTCTTGACCCTCCTTGGTCGGTCTTTTTCTAATTGGTCTAGCTCGTATAATACTTCAAATAATATGATTAATATATACCCAATCCACCACCACATATTAGCATGGAAATGATATAAAAAGAAGCCCGCAATAAAAGTACTTATTAACATTATTCCCCAATTTCCTCTCTATACAAATCAACTAATTTAGTATGCATATCTACCTTACCTTGCAACATGGCATACATCTTCTTTTCTACTTCTGATCCTTGCAAATGTACTACTGTCATTTTATTCTTTTGCCCTACTCGATCCATACGTGCCACACATTGTAAATATGTTTCAACGCTCATTACAGGAGACCAGAAGACTACCGTGTTTGCTCTAGTTAGCGTTACCCCGTGACTTGCTGCCTGAGGTTGTATTACTAAAACTCTAGGGTCTTCATCAGTTTGAAATCTACTTATAATATTAGCTCGTTTTGTTGCTGTTACATCGCCATTAATAATCTCGTTTGTAATATTTTCTTTGTCTAAAAACCTAGCTACTACTTCTATCGTGTGGCGATAGGGTACGAATATTATCACCTTATGTTCTGTTTCGTCAATCACTTCTTTTAATTCTTTTAGTCGAGGGCTAATATCAAACTCAATAACATCGTGCTTATCTGTATAGACGGCGCCCCCTGAAATTTGTAATAACTTATTAAGTCCTGCTGCAGCATTCACTGCGGTTACTTGAGCGCCCGCTGCCTCGATAAGCATTTGTTCTTTTAACGCCTTATAATATTTAGCTGACTGAGCTGTAAGAGGTACTTCTCGTGTTTGGTACATAACTTCAGGTAAATCAAGACAGTCATTTTTAGCAAATCGTATCGCAGGATTTAAAGCTTTGAAAACTTCGTGCCTTGAGTTAGGCTTAGGTATCCATTTAAACTTAGTGATTTGATGCATCACTAAATCTCTCCATGCCATAGCAAATTTTGGTACACGCTGAGGACACACAAGTTTAGCTAATCCATAAGCATCGATAGGTGATTGAGATGCAGGCGTTCCAGTAAGCATCCATAGACGAGTTTCGGGTTTCAAAATCTTAGCTAGTGTTTTCCACCTTGTTGTTGATGGGCTTTTATATGCATTAGCTTCGTCGATTACAATCAAATCAAATCCGCCATTCGCTATATGATCTCTTACAACCCCTACACCATCGTAATTAATGATGATAATCTCGTATTCCCCGTTGATAATCTTAGCTCTTTTGTCTGCTGTTCCGTGAGCCACGGCTGAGGTTCTATGCATGCACGTATTAAAGACATCACCCTGCCAAGCTGAATACATAATAGACAGAGGGCATATAATAAGAACCCGTTTAATCTCCCCTTGATTTATTAAATAATCCGCTGCCCATAATACTGATGAGGTTTTACCCGTACCCGCTTCGTTAAAACAAAAAGCTCTACGATTGATCGAAAGAAATTCAGAGGTTATTCTTTGGTGTGCGAAGGGTTTATATAGCCCAGGATAATGATAATCCCGAGTTATAGGTGAAGGTAGATTAGTTCTAAATGATACAATTTGGTTGAGCTTAGTCATCTCATGTAATCCCCAATAGACCATAACGTCTGCTAGGTTACCATTCCATTCGATTACTTCTGACTTCTCAATTGCGTCCGTAATATGCGGGACGATGTGTTCAGGTACTGTAATTCTTACTGCTGTATTTTCTATAAGTTCCATACTATCCTTTTAACTAGGCATCCCCGATGCCTTTCTATTGTATTACTATTTCTTCTTACGTTCTCTACTGCTAACCTCTGAAACTAGATTACCTTTCTTATCTCTGTTAAATGATCTATTCTTGGCAGCACTTTGTATAACTACGCCGTCTTTATTTGATCCGCCTTTATCTAATGCTTTCTTATGAGCTACGTCTTTACCTTCCCGTGCATCAGCTTTACCATCTTTATCTTTATCTGCCATTGTTTTGTCTAGTGTTCGACGAGCTCTTTGGCGTTCCATACGGCGTTCATGTTCTCCGCGTTTCTTTTCCATATCGTATTCATGTTGGTAAGGTCTTTTACCTTTTGTATATGCCATTATGTTCTCCTATGATTTGTTATATTCGCAGCTCTTGACAGGGCAATATCTACAGAGCGGGGTCGGGTTAGCTTGCCATGTGTTATTATCATATGACATATCTAATCTTGCAAGTGATTGTCCAAAATCACCCCAGTATTTATCTATTTTATCCCTTGTATATTCTTCTGTGATAAAGCTATTGTGCATAACAAAGAGAAGCCCCGCTTTAATTTTAGTAATATTAGGAAAGTGTGCAAACGTCATTAACGCCATAAGTTTAAGTTGCTTAGAGTCTGGGTACTTATTTGAACCAGTCTTATAGTCAATAATAAAAGCATAGTCATTATCAACAATAAGCAAATCCACAATACCACGAACCCATCTATTAGGATCATCAAAAGCACACGGGGTTTTATCTCGCCCCAAAGCCATTTCATACTCTGGGTATTTATCCCCAGGGATCGCAATAAGTTCATCGACTACTCCTTTAAATCTTAAATAGTTTAATGCTAATTCTTTACCATCTTTTACATAGTCTTCTAAAGCTTTATGTACTTCTGTCCCATAGATCATCTTCTCACTAGGAATAACTTGATAGCTTTGTGCTACTCGAATCTCATAATACTTTTTAGGGCATTTAAGATACTCACTTAAAGCTGAATAAGACCATGTATAATTAGCCATTATCTACCTTTTGGACTTCACCTGTTGATTTATTAAGTTCATACTCTGCTAATGGTTCTTTCTTTTTCCTAAAGATTAAATCAAAGTTCTTTTCAAACTGTTCACTGTTTGGTTTAGACTGTAACCAATCCCCTGTTACATCATTTCTTGCTGTTTTTTTCATTACCACACCCATGATACAAAACTATCTCGTATCCCTTTCGTCACTGGATTAACTTTATGCGGATACAAAAAGTTAGATGGGAATATTAATACGTCCCCTTGTTTTAATTTAATTTCCATGTCGTCAAACATAATAAATTCCCCGCCTTCATAGTCATCATTAAGAAACCCTACAATAGATAATGTAGGTATGCCTTTCATTTTACCATCAAACATGTCATGAATATGATCACAATGTTTAGCCATAGTCTTGCCTTCTCT